AGACAAGTATTTGATTGCATTACCTATTGCGAATGCTAGTTGAGGTGGATACTGTGCCGTAACCTGTTCGATAAAATCTATAATTTCAATGTCTCCGTATGTGTAATGCGACGGCTGCTTAACATTATCTTGCATTTCGTTCATATCTACTTTTCTGTTACTGATTACACTCATTATGCTTCACTCCATTTCTTGAACATTTGGTTATAAGTGACATCGAACCAGTACGGATCACGTGAATGTTTTTGAGGCACATTAAACAAATGCGGTTTCTTTCTTCTTAGTTCTGCCTCTTTACGTCGTTGCCTAGACATTTCACGCTCTTTGCTCTCTCGCTCCATGATTTTGGATAACACAATTTCTTTATACTCAGCTAAGCGCATACCATAAGGTGCATGTAAGGCTTCTAACAACGCCCAGCCACCTCGTACTCTTTTTGCAACCATTCCTGGAGTTAAACCATTCTTTTTTATCAATTCATTTTCATGTTCGGTAAATTTATATGGTTTACCGTTAATCTTTACGATACTCATTTATTCCACCTCTGTATTTATCCTGTGTTAAAATTTTTAAAGCTCATGTTTTTTCTCTGGATGTTATTTATCCTAAAAAGTATTAGTGTGTCTTTTTGGTCGTTTTTCGCCCTATATTCACGAGCACTAATGACCAAAAGCTCTTTTTGCTCTCTCAGATAATTCTTGTCGTCGCTCTTCAGACATTAATTTTCTAAAACCTATTGCGCTTTTAGGTAGTTTCGCCCTAACCAATACCGCAGTCCCAGATTCTAATCGTTCCAATACCTCTACATCATCGCCGTACAACTTTGTCATTCTAGTAATATGTGTCGGTACCGATGAGTAAGCAATCCATTCTTGATTTTCGTAATCATAGTTCAATGTCGTTTCTCGGTCTTCTCTTGAATAACCGTCGCTTACAGTTTTGTTTCTTTGGTAATTCTTGCCATTTATTCCACCTCTATATTTACGTTTCTAATTTTTAAATTGTCATACTCTAGTATTTCGTTAGGATTGTTATATAAGTAATCTGCCAGCGCATCTTTTTCGTTATCCACATCACCAAAATGCTTATATTCAACTTCTGTAGGTATTCTTATATCAATCGTTGCGTTTATATATGCTTGTTGTTGCATTAGATCACTTCATTTCTCTTTTGCGTTCTCGTCTTGCTTTAATTAATTCCTCATACGTAATCCATGTTTTGCCTGTATACTTAGGTGCTTTACATATCCAATTGAGTTTTATGTTTCTATATTTATGTCTGAAAATTTTAGCTTTAAGTTTTGCTACTTCGGTTGGCATACCTTTAATGTCGATAACTTCAATCAGTTTGCCATCGAGATATAACGCGAAGTCTGCAATATATTCAATCTTTCGTTGTTTATCTAATTTTGGTAATAATTCAAATTTCGGTTGTATTTCGATATGATCATAATTAGTGCCATTCATATTACTTTCTAAATATTGGTAATATTCGCACTCTACTTTGCTATCAAATACAATTCCTTTGTACTCAACTTTCTTAGCATTGTATTTACTCATTGTGCCACCTCTAAATATCAAATATCGTTGCTTGCAATCCTAGCTCTTGCTCATATAGAAGCCCGTGAGCGCCTTTGAATCGTTTTAGGTCACTATCAGTCATAATTTTCTTTTCGTCGCTGAAATGGGCTCCTGTGAGCGAATAAACTTCATTTACGTTGTCTTTATACTTGATGACCTTAATATCTTCCGTGCCATCCTCTCGGTATAAGTAATATTTTTCTTTCGGCATTTTTTAACACTCCTTAATGTGTGTTTTCTTCCAGTTGATTTCATTCATGATTTTCTTTTCAACTCTGTCGTAATCATCGAAAGGCGATAACTCGTTATTGTCCAACAATCTATTGACCGCCCAACCAGTCTCGATATATACATTTGCTACAATCGGGTCGCTTTGCTTTGTCTCTTCATACATCGATTTCAATAAGCTTTTGAATTGCATTATATTCATGTGAAAAACCTCTGAGTCTTCTTGTAATACTCAAATTCAATTATTCCGGTTTCGCCGTCTTTGTTTTTGGCTATGTTACATTCAACAATAGATTTGCCAGTGATACTGTCATCTTCGTCACGGTTATAATAATCATCACGGTAAAGTAGCATCGCTAAACTCGCATCTGCTTCTATTCCGCCTGATTCTTTCATGTCCGATAGCATTGGTCTTTTATCCTGTCTAGACTCGACACCACGATTCAGTTGTGAAAGTAGTACGATGATTGCGCCTGTCTCGTTAGCGATTATCTTTAAGTCACGTGATATCTTTTCTACTGCTACACGTCTATCAACTTTCGCATCAGTATCCATCAGTTGAAGATAATCTATAAAAATAACTTGTTGCCTGTCTGAATGCCTCATTGCTTGCGCTCGCACATCTTGCGGTGTGATATTACTTTTATCAGAAATATCGATGCCTAATTTCATGATTTTATCCATCGCATTCGTTAACTTTGTTAAGTCATCCGGCGTTAAGTTCCTGATTTCTTTTATCTTTGTTAACTCAATACCAGTAATTGTTGATAACATACGTTTCAATACTGATGTGCCAGTTGTTTCGAGACTAAAGAAAGATGTTTTGTATCCATTTTGTGCTATGTTCAGCATCATGTTTAATGCAAAACCTGTCTTACCCACTGAGGGACGCGCTGCGATGACGATTAATTGCGACGGCTCCAATCCCCCTATTTTGTAATCCATGAGCTTATAACCCGTCTTAATTTGCTTCTTAGGGCTATCGCTGTATAACTCATCGACAAACTCCTCAACAAACTTCTTGGTTCCGTCTTCTTTTCTGTTAGTAATTGTTTTTAAATCCTTGAGTTCATCAATCAAGTTATTAAAGTTTTGGTTCGTAGGTTGTTGTTTGAACTCAGTTACTAATTCGTTAGCTTTGTTAAGTTGATAACTTTCTAATAATTCTTGTTGGTAACGTTCAAAGAAGCCGTACCCAATGAAATCGGAGTTGTAAAGTTTAGTTATAGTATCTGCATCTAAAAACTCTTTATCTTTAGTTGCTTTTAAATAGATTTCTTGATGGTCTATCTTTCCGGCGTCCATTACATAATTGAAAAAGGTTTTAAACTTTTCGTTCGTAAACATGTAATCTTTAACTCTTATCTTTTCTAGTACGTCCGGTTGTTTAAGTAGCGTAGCGATTATTGTGCTTTCAATTTCGAATTGCCCATAATTCATTCGTTATCGCCCCCAAATTCTGCCAACTTATTCATGAACTTATCTAGCGCTATTTTTCTTTGTCTGACATATTCGGGGTCATTCTGCATTTTCCATTGGTGTGTAGCGGTTTCGTTATCTACTGGCTCGATAGATACTTTTTTAGGTTCCTTACGCATGATTGCTGGTAAGTTAGGCGGGTACGGGTTGTTACTGTTGATATAAACATCTACCGCTTTTACAGTTGGTTGATAATCTCCATTTTGACTTAATACATCAATCCACATTTCTAACTTCGGTTTATCAAAATCAATGTTGTATACGTACCTAACTTTTTTAATAATTTCTAATGCTTGTGTTTTGCTCATCGGCATTAGTCATCACTCAATTCTTTTTCCATTTGTGCTATGACATCATCAGTAGTTTCTTTTTTAGAGTTACGAGGTTTCAATTTGTTTTCAGCACTTTCTTTATCTGAAACGCCTTCTTTATTCCAGTTCTTTAATACAGTTAGTAAGTAATTCAGACCTTTGTTGTTTTCTTTGCAGTAATCGGTAGCGACTTTTACTATTTCGAACTGATCTTGCTTAAATGATTTAATTTCGTGTTCTAACTGTTCTGCTTTTAAAGGGTTTTGTATAATTTCTAAATTGGTACTAATATACTTAAATGACTTTGAGACGTCGTCTGTCTCTCTATGTTTGTTAGTCTCTGTGTAGTCTATGGTATTGGTCGGGTCATTTTGTCCTCTTGCATCGTGCCAATTTGTCCTCATCGTCGGGCCATTTTGTCCCGATGGTCGTGCCACTAGTTTGTTTAATGTTTCATAATTGATTGAATACCATTTTGTACGGTCAAATCCAGCCTTGTTGTAGTTACCTACATGCAATAAATTTTGTTTTTCTAAACTCCCAAATGTCCTTTTTATAGTTCTCTCGCTCCAAAATGGAAATTGTTTTTGCCATTCTGGATAAGAATTAAAAATCCAAGTTTTACCATCGTACTTATGTTTTGAGTTGTTTAACCAATAATGAATTTGTTGCAATACTATTGCTTCGTTTAATCCTATTAATTCAGCTAATTTCGGTAATACTTGTATCGGATAGTCATCTATTAGTAACTTATTCATTTTTCTCTCCTTTCAACATTTTGTTGATAAATATTTTTTAGTATTCTGGTTATTGTCATATTTGAAAGACCAGTAATTCTATTAATTTCTTTATTAGTAATGTTCGGATTATCATTTAATAATTTTCGAACTTCTTGCATCCTTTCTTGATTGATAATTTTTTTATAATTGCCTTCTCTACACTCTTTCAAACTGAATCCATTTTTTGTTAAAAATTCTTTTAAATCCCTAAAATCTACATGGTATGTTTTTACTAATCGTGTTAAATTAACACCATTTTTATAGTCGTCAATAATATGTTCTCCATATCTTTCAATGTTGGTTATTTTTAATCTGTTGTTAAAAACATGTCGGCTATTATCCCTAGAAGAACAATATTCAAGATTATTAAGTTGGTTATTCTTTTTGTTGCCATCTATATGATTAACTTCCAAATCAGAGTAACCAACAAATGACAACATAATTAACCTATGAATTGATTTAGTAACTCTTTTGTTCTTAGATAGCGTTACACAAAGGTAACCATTAGGCCTTTTTTGCGGTTTTAAAATTCTATCTTTTGGTACGTACTTACCTTTTAATCGTTTTACTCTCCCTAAATTACTAGCTTGATAATAACTCTCATAACCTGGTATATCTTTCCAAATTTCTTTCATCTAACTACGCCCCTTTAACATGTCGTTTAACCTGCTATCTACAACAATCCACGAGTCATGCAATTGATATTTATCATCAAACGACTTAACACCAATCGCATGTTGCTCGTTGTGATGTTCGCGACATAACGCTAATACATGTTTGTCATAGTGATTCATTTTGTTTCTGTTCATGCCTCTGCCGACTGCTTCATAATGCGCTAGGTCAGCGTGAGGCTTTCCGCATATAATGCAATGACGCGTAACAGTTGCCCAATAAAGATAATTTTTATCTTCTTTCATCAATTTGCTTGTTTTATAATTTAATGGAATCGCATTTGTAAAAATCCACTCAAACATCGCTTCTATAATTTGCTTAGCTATAGTTCGAGAACAATTTGATAAAGATATGCGTTCTTCATAGCCATACAGAAACTTCACATAATCTTGGAACATTTGTCTCATATAATCTCGAGGCTGTCCTGTATGAGCTTCTATATCGTTACACAATGCGAATATCAATTTACGTTGTTGTCCAGTAATTTGAAACGGATCTATAACGTTTACATCTACTTCCACATCAAATCCGTTATCAAGTAGTAATGTTTCTTTATTGCCTAATTCAACACCCGAGATGACAACTGTTGTTGTGCCGTCGTCTTGAGTGATATAACTAGTAATTATTGGCATTTATATCAACTTCTCAAATTTATATTTATTACCATGTATATCAGTAACATCTTTGTGATTATTTTTTATTTTGTCGCTAATATAACTATGACTTCTGCCTAAGAATTTTCCTGCTCTACTCATACTTATAAATTCATATTCGATACCTAAATGATTAATAAGTTTTACAGCCATATTGGTATGCATTAATCCTGTTTCAAATGCATGCCTATTATTTTCCAAGTGATTACACCATTCAAGATTTTCTACATTGTTATTTTTGGGGTTCCCGTCAATATGGTTAATACAATTTTTACCTTCTATCATTGGTATAAAGGCGAATGCCACTAATCTGTGGACTAAAAAATCTTTGCGTTTACCATTTTTCCAAAGGGTTACTCTTACATCTCGACCATTAGGTGTTTTATCTTTTAAATAACGCTGTTTCCAATGCCTCCATTTTTGATAACGGTTAGACCAAGTAACTTTATTTTTGTGAGTTCTAACTCTACCTTTACTGCTTACTTCGTATATGCCCTCGTAACCTACAACATCTTTCCATAATTCGTTCATCTAACGCCTCCTAAAAAGGAAGATCCTCTATAGAGTCTGCGTTGTTATCAAAAGGATTATTACCAGTTTGAGTTTGTCTTTGTTGATGATAATTGTTGTTTTGTTGTTGGTTGTTATTCTTCGGTTCTAAGAATTGAACACTGTCCGCTACTACTTCTGTAACAAACACACGTTGCCCGTCTTTGTTTTCATAACTGCGTGATTGTAAACGTCCATCAACGCCAGCCAATGACCCTTTGGATAAATAATTATTTACATTTTCTGCTTGTTTTCTAAAAGTTACACAGTTAATAAAGTCTGCCTCACGTTCTCCTTGAGCGTTAGTAAATGTTCTGTTAACTGCGATAGTGAAAGTGGTAACACTCACACCATTCGGCGTTGTTCTATATTCTGGATCTTTTGTTAAGCGTCCTACTAATACTGTTCTGTTTAACATTATCGTTTTCCTCCAGTAATTGTTTTTGCGTTATTTCGTATTTTTTGAATAGCTTCTGCTGCTTGTTTTTCTGTTAATTTATAGTTATTTATGTCGAATTTTTGTTCTACTATATTTTGTGGCGCTTCTTTATCCGTGCCCTTTATCAATTTAGTGAAACTTATAACCTCTTTCTTTAAAATCCCTATAGTTTCGCTACTTGCCCATTGCGTTCTAGTTTGCTGTTTTGGATTATTATTTTTTCCACTTGCTTCATTTCCGTCATCGTCTTGGTCACTAGTAATACCGAAAATCGCAGATAGCGAATAACGTTTAAGATAACTTATTAACGAGCCTGCTCCTTGTGGCGTATTCTTTTCTGCATTCATAAATACAGGATCATACTCGATATATTCACCGCTTTCATGCATAAGCATTGTAGCGACTCCTACGCGCCCGTCTACATCGTTCAAAGCCCATTGAGTATAAGACAGTCCATGAGGTGTTGCCGCCTCGTCAATGGCTTCTACAACGTTCTCAAGAGGTACGTATTTTGATTTGAAAAATGGATTATTTTTATCTTTGAGCGGTTGTTTTACTTCTTTACGAAACGCAACCATAGCTTTGTTTATTTCTACAACTGTTTCTGATTTATTCATCACTTAATCACCAGGCTTTCTGTTACCTTTAATTCAACGCCAGGAATATCTTTCCCAGCTTTCAAATCATCGATTAGTTGCTTAGAATTAAGTTTCGGGGCTTGTGATAGCCAATAATCCTTTGGAATAAGTTTTTCATCGATAATATTTTTACTAGCTCCGTTTTTGCGTTTAAAAATATGATTAGTAGCTGTGCGGTAACTATCTACTTCTTGTGTTTCTAACATTTCTTTTAAGTAATCTCTTAATCGATCAGTTAAATTTTGTTTTTGTTTTTTTAAATTTTGAAGTCGTTTAATCTCTTTATCTATGACATCTATGTCACCTAAAGTTTCACGTCTCCAATTGACAATGTTATCTACTTTGACATTCATTTCTGCTTGAATAGAATCTAATGTGTCTTTTAATAATGTTTGGTCTAATTCATCTTGATTAGACAACTCTTTAAATGCTTCTGATAACTCATATAGATTAGACATCGCTTAACACCTCCCCCGCTAGCATCTTTTTAGCTTTCTCGTATCTAGCCAATATTGTGTTATCGTCATCTACATTGTTGTGCATATTTATTGATGCGACTTTTCCTAAATAGTCATCGCTGTAGTGCCAGACCCATATAACGTTGTACTTATAATCAACTTGATAAGAAGTGCTTTGTACACGTTCTATTAAGTCAATTGCCATTCGTTTAAATTTATGTGGTTTCATATCGCACCTACCATTTCATGACTAAGTTAATTAGTCTGTCATAATCATCTGCGTTTTCTTCAATCCATTCGTAAATAGATTGATTTAATATGTCTAATGCTGTGTATAGATCGTTCTCATTAGTTATGTTTATGCCGTCGATAAACTTATCTTCTAAATCTAAGATATTCACCAGAATGCTGTGGTCCTTCTTCTTAACTGCTAATTTAAAATCAAATCCGTCTACATTAATTACCTTCTGACATACATCGCCTATTTCGTAATACATCTTGACTTCCTCCGTTTTTCGTTTTATATTTAACTTGAATTTTATTTCTTAAATACTTTTCTGTTACTTGTTGGCGCAAGTAGCAGTTTTTTTATTCTTCATAAAAGTATTCTTTATAGAATATGAATGTTGCGATACTTGCGAATCCTGCAATTGACCACGCTGTAGTGAAGTATAGAAACGGCATGAGTACAATCGCTAAGACTGTAAAGCACAGTACTGCTATTAAGTAGCTTTTATAAGTTTTACTCATTTGATAACTCCCTCCTGCCTTAATACTTCATGGATAATTCCGAGCTCGTACATTTTGTTAAACCAATAAGTCGCCATTTCTTCACTCATTTTTAAGCCCTCCTATATTCCATTTTCAAATTTCATTTCAATTTGCTTAATTCTGTATAAAGTAGCTTGTGACGGGAACCAATTAGCAATCATTTCAATTACATCATCGAAATGTTTTTGTTTTACGTTCGTTCTTGAACTCGCGCCAGTCATCTTTTTCACTTCTGAATTAATATCCCTGAATAATTCGCTACGTTGTTTTTGGTTTGTTATCGCATGTAGCCTTTGGATATGTGCAACTCTTTGGTTAATAGTTCTAGTTAAGAAATTGTAATCTCCCGCATCCAGTTTTTGATTTTCTTTCAAATCAATAACATCATCTTTCACGTTTTTAATTTCTTGTTTAGTTTCTTCTGTAGCTTCAAACATTAACCTCAATGCTTGCATCGGGTCGCTAGGTACTTGGTACGCTCCTGTTTTTCTTAAAGTTGGTAAAACTTCCGAAGTTACCCAACGTTTGAACCGCTTCGCATTTTCTAATTTGCTAGAAAAGATTAAACTGTATAGTCCTGATTCGTTGATGATCGTTACATTTCTGTTTTGACCTGCCGTCGCGATTTGCGACGGCAGCTTATCTTCTGCATCAACATGTTTTGACAAAGCATCTCGTCCGTTTGCATATCCTAAAATGTCAGCAACATCTTTTCCTATAAAATATGGTTCTCCGTCAACCTCTAATGTCCTTACTGGCAATTCTTCAAAATTAAATGTTTGTAATTCTTGCATTTCAGCTTCCCCCTTTATCACTTAAAGTGATATTAATATTAAATTTTTTTAGCCTTTATATAATCAACTTCTGTGTTGAATAATTTGGCTAAAGCATACAATTGTAAGCCTTTTAATTCTGCGTCATCTTTTTCCCATCTTATTACAGATTGTTTAGTAACGCCTAATTTATCAGCGACATCTTGTTGTGTCATATTCGAATTAGTTCTCCAGACCTTTACAGAGAACTCTTTAAAATTTTCTGGCATTTCGTATCACCTCCCGTTGACATTTACAACTATACTATCACTTAAAGTAATATGTCAACACCTAAAGTGATATTTATTTCAAAAAAGTAATATTTTGTATTGAAAAGTGATATTACTTATGGTAAATTAGTATTACATTAAGTAATACTAAAGGAGAAAATTATGGAATATAAGAGTGCTAGAAAAATTTTATCAGAGAACTTAGAACAACTTATGAAAGAGAACAACATTACTCAAGTAGAATTGTCTGAAGCAATCGGGGTAAGTCAATCAACAATCTCTAACTGGCTTAAAGAACTTAAATATCCTAGAATATCAAAAGTCCAACAATTAGCAGATTACTTTAATGTACCTAAATCGAGAATTACAGAAGAAAGAAGTATTCATCAAGAAACTATAGCCGGTCATGCAAATAAAGATGAATTTACTCCCGAAGAATGGGAAGAAATCGAAAACTTTATGCAATGGGTTAGAGATAGAAAGAAATAAGACACCAAAGGGGTTTGGCGCATGGGAAAATACGAAGAATTGCTTATGAAATGTGAAGTTGAAGTGAAAGAAACACAAAGAGTACCTCGAGGATTCGATGGTTGGTATCAAGAAGGAGAAATTTTTATTAGACCTTCCCTATCCGAAAGAAACAAATTAGAAGTATTATATGAAGAACTTGCCCACCACAAGTTGACGTATGGCAACATTTTAGACCAATCAAAATGGATTAATAGGAAATTTGAAAATTATGCACGTAGACACGGTTTTACTTCAGCTGTACCGCTACGTGAAATTGTAGAAGCTTATAATTATGGCGTACGTAACTTGTATGAGTTATCCGAATACCTACAATTAAGCGAAGAATACATATTGGAGGCGATAGAACAATATAAAAAGATATACGGTATTGGTACTCACTACGGCGAATATTCAATTACATTTGAGCCGTTGCGAGTTTTTAAATATAAAGAAATATGAGAAAAGGAGTCGTATAAAAGATGAATCAAGTTTCTAATGATAAGTTAACAGTTAAAGAGTCTTGGACTGCCGGAAAAATTCGAGGGAAGTTAAATAAAGGTCAAAAACAAGTATTTGATCGTATGTCAATTTCTGAAAAACGTGATATTATCGCAAAATTTAATAATAATATCCCTTTTGAAGTAGAAGAAATTGAAAGAAATCAGGAAACGAAATACAAAATTATCGAAAAAACTTTAAATAAACGCGAACTAAATACAATGTCTGAGAGCGGTAAAGATATGTTGTTAAAAAATAAAGTTGGTCAATTTATAGATAGCTTTTCAACGCGTTTCAGTAGTTCGTTTTCTAATCCTAATAACGCTGGTCAAATGTTTACTTATGAAATGATAAATCAAAACTTCGTCTTAATAGAGATGTTAGACGAACATCTTAAAAATGAAAATAAAATCATAGAGCAAAACAACGAAGTCATAGATTTATTAAAACAAATAGCAAATAAAGGAGTGTAAAACATGAAAAGATTATTATATTTAATTTTAGCTAGCGCGTTAGTATTAGGTGCATGTGGTAGCAACGACGGCGATAAGAAAGAGGAAAGCAAGAAAGCGGAAACAAAGAAAGAGAACAAAGACAAAAAGAAAGAAACTAAAGACAAAGCAGAAGCGAAAAAAGAAAATGCTAATCAAAACGATAACAATAATCAAGTAAACAACGATAACAACACAAATGTTAATGATCATCAACAAACCAATAACACATCTAAGCAACAGGTACAGAAGAATCTTCCAGCTACCAATAATGGACAACAAGCACAACCACGCGACCCAAACGAACCTAGTTACGAAGAATATTTAAATGCTAAAAGAGCCACTGAAGAAATGGAAAATAATCCGGACAAAAACCAACATGCTGGAGGTGGTCCAGGAATGTCGTTAACACACCCTAATCAATCATATGATAGTTTTAGAAAAGAAGTAGGAAAAGCAAGAAGTGAAGCAATAGTTGTTCAACAATAAAATTTCGGGTAGCTCGCCTACCCTTATTATTTTTTGCCAATTTTGAGGAGGGAACACATGAAAGTAGCAATTTACACTAGAGTTTCAAGCGCTGAACAGGCAAATGAAGGGTATTCTATCCACGAACAAAAAAGAAAGTTAATTTCATTTTGTGAAGTTAACGACTGGGATCGATACGAAGTATTTTCAGACCCAGGCGTTTCTGGCGGTTCAATGAAAAGACCATCATTACAAAAGTTGTTTGATAGATTAGAAGAATTCGATTTAGTACTAGTATACAAATTGGACAGATTAACACGTAATGTTAGAGACTTACTGGAAATGTTAGAGGTTTTCGAAAAAAACAATATAGCTTTTAAAAGCGCAACAGAGTTATTTGACACAACTTCTGCTATAGGCAAGTTATTTATAACAATGGTTGGTGCAATGGCAGAATGGGAGCGTGAGACAATACGAGAGCGCTCTTTAATAGGAGCTCGTGCAGCAGTTAGAAGTGGTAAGTATATTAAAGTTCAACCTTTTTGTTATGACTTAGTAGATCAAAAATTAAAACCTAATCAATACGCCGAATATATTCGTTTCATAGTGGATAAGTTACTGAGCGGTAAGAGCGCTAATGAAGTTGTTAGGCTGTTAGAAAGCAAGAAGAAACCACCTGGTATAACAAAATGGAACAGGAAGACAGTGCTTGGGTGGATGAGAAACCCGATTTTGCGAGGACATACCAAACATGGAGATTTACTAATAAAGAACACGCATGAGCCAATCATAAGCGAAGATGAACATTCAAAGATGCTTGATATTATTGATAAAAGGACACATAAATCTAAAACAAAACATAATTCTATATTTAGAGGTGTTATAGAGTGTCCGCAATGTCAAAACAAACTCTACCTAGTTAGCTCGATACAAAAACGTGCTAATGGAGGATCTTATGAAGTTAGACGTTATACTTGTGCAACATGTCATAAAAACAAAGAAGTTAAAGATGTTTCATTCAACGAAAGCGAGATTGAAAGAGAGTTCATCAATACTTTACTAAAAAAAGGAACAGATAACTTCATGGTAAATATACCTAAACCAAAAGATTATGATATTGAAAATAATAAAGAAAAAATATTAGAGCAACGCGCAAATTATACCCGCGCTTGGTCATTAGGATATATCAAAGATGAAGAATATTTTGTATTAATGGACGAAACAGATAAGTTATTGAAAGATATTGAAGAAAAAGAAAGCCCTCGAATTAATATAGAATTAAATGAACAACAAATTAGGTCAGTTAAAAATTTATTAATCAAAGGCTTTAAAATGGCGACTGCAGAAAACAAAGAGGAATTAATTACAAGCACCGTCGATTTAATTAAAATAGATTTTATCCCTCGAAGGTTAAATAAAGAAGGTAATATTAATACAGTTAAAATCAATGAAATACATTTCAAATATTAA